ACCCCCCACCCCCCAAGTACCCTAGATGGGACCCACGCCGACCCTATACCCTGTAATACACACAAACCACCCAGCAAATTTCGTTTTAAAAAAGCCGGCTTCCTTAAAGAGGTTGCCCTAATCGCCTCCAAACCCGCGCGGTTAAGCCAAACTACGCACGCCTATGCAGCTACTTCAAAAACCGGCAATAAGTAGTCCGCCAAAACGTACTTTCTCCCCTTAACCTAGCACCACTAAACCAAACTCCGTACGTTCAGTAAAGCAATACTTTCAGGGTACCCCCATCTTAAAGTTTGCGTCGAAACGTACCTTAAGTTTATGGAAACACCCCCCTTGTGTTTTTTGGTTCCATGCTGTATTTTCAGGACCCATGACAACATATGTGCTAGATATTGATAGCGACATACCGCTTCCTAAGAACGCAGAAGAGGCACTGCCTCCGATGACCGCCAAGGAAGAATTAGAGGTTCGTGCCCGTACGATCAAACTTATATCTGATCTGCAAGGCAAAGAGATCCAGCCTACTGAGAATGACAAAGACCAAGCCCGTGAGCTGGCGCAACAGATAGTTGACAACCCGGCGGCGCAGATTGAGTTTGGTAATTACCGCAACGAGACCCTTGCATATTTGGCAGGAATGGTTGCGTCTTACGACCAGATGCTGGTTAAAGAATTAGCGGACTACAAACTATATGTAGTGAATAAATTAGTTGAGCAATCGGCTAACCAAGATCCAAAACATGCCTTCCCAGCGTTGAAGGCACTAGGTGAAATTGATGGAGTGGATGCTTTCAAGCGGCGTTCAGAAGTTACGGTGAAGGTTAAACCGATTGACGAGGTCGAAAAAGACCTACTGGCCCGACTTGAAAAGCTAGAAAGACTGACCGGAAACGGGAAATCTGACGAAGTGATCGACGTTGAGGCCATAGATGCTGACTCCCGAGAAGATTCAGAGGCTTAAATCTCTACTGCCTTACATGTCGCCCGACGAAAAGCGGGAGACTTTGGCAGATTTAGAGGTTTGGGAGAAGCAAACGGTCCAAAAAGTGGGTCAAAACGACCTACTTTCCTTCGCAGATTACGTCTATCCGGGCTATAAAGTTGGCCCACATCACAAAAGACTAGCAAAAATCTTTCAAGACATCGCTAATGGCAAGAAAAAGCGGGTCATAGTCAACATTGCTCCCCGTCATGGCAAGTCTGAACTCATCTCATACCTAGCTCCGGCTTGGTTTTTAGGCAAATATCCGCATAAGAAGGTCATCATGGCCTCTCACACAGCAGATTTGGCTGTGAACTTCGGTCGTAGAGTGCGAAATCTGGTCAATTTGGAGGGCTATCGGGACATATTTCCTCAAATTGAGCTTCAGCAAGACTCAAAATCAGCTTCACGATGGGGAACAAACTTTAATGGAGAATATTTTGCTATCGGTGTTGGGGGCGCTCTGGCTGGTAGGGGTGCTGACCTTTTTATTATTGACGATCCGCATAGTGAGCAAGAAGCCAAACAAGGCAGGCCTGATGTATTTCTTCCCGCATGGGAATGGTTTCAATCTGGTCCTATTCAGCGTCTTATGCCCGGTGGTGCTATTGTTATTGTGATGACTCGTTGGTCAAAATTAGATTTAACCGGTCAGATAATCAATCATATGACCCAAAATGAGGATGCAGATCAGTGGGAAATCGTCGAATTTCCAGCTATCCTCCCCTCGGGAAAGCCCTTGTGGCCTGACTTTTGGCCTATTGAGGAGTTGGAAGCAAAACGGGTTGGAATGGACCCAAGATATTGGCAAGCCCAATATATGCAGAATCCAACTGCTGAAGAAGGGGCATTAATAAAAAGAGAATGGTGGCAAATCTGGGAAGGCGAAAATCCACCCCAGTGCGAATTTATTATTATGTCACTTGATGCTGCTCAAGAAGCCAATAATAGGGCTGACTATAATGCTCTGACTACTTGGGGGGTATTCTTCAATGAAGAAGTTAATAACTACAACATTATCTTGTTGAATGCAATTAAGAAACGAATGGAGTTTCCTGAGTTAAAACAATTAGTATTCGAAGAGTATAGGGAGTGGGAGCCAGATGCGTTCATCGTGGAGAAAAAATCAAATGGTGCAGCCCTTTACCAAGAGCTTCGTAGGATGGGTGTTCCTGTTAGCGAGTTCACTCCCAGCAAGGGACAAGACAAAATTTCAAGGGTCAATGCGGTCTCAGATCTATTTGCCTCTGGGGTGGTATGGGCACCTGATAAAAGGTGGGCCAAAGACGTAATCGAGGAATGTAACGATTTTCCAAGCGGATCTAACGATGACTTGGTAGACTCTACTACCCAAGCCCTATTAAGATTTAGACAAGGTGGTTTTATCCGTCTGCCGTCTGATGAGCCAGATGAGCCACAAATATTTAAGCGCAGACAACCTGCGTACTACTAAGGACACAAAATGGCTATTGAAAAGTCACTTTCCCAAGCCCCCCTAGGCATGTCACCCGAGATGATGGAAGAGATGATGGGTGAGCCAGACATTGAAATTGAGATTGAAGATCCGGAAGAGGTAAAGATTAGGGCCGGGGACTTAGAGATTGAGATCGAGCCAAAAAAAGAAACGGCTGAAGATTTCAACGCTAACTTAGCCGAATACATAGACGACAGTGAGTTGATCAGCGTTGCCACCGAGTTGGTTGGTGACTACGACGATGACATTAGCTCACGTAAAGATTGGATACAGACCTACGTTGACGGGCTTGAGCTGCTTGGGTTGAAGATCGAGGAGAGGGCGGAGCCTTGGGAAGGTGCCTGTGGCGTCTACCACCCCCTGCTGTCTGAGGCCTTGGTTAAGTTCCAGTCCGAGACCATGATGTCAACATTCCCGGCAAGTGGGCCGGTCAGGACACAGATTATTGGTAGGGAAACCCCTCAGAAGAAAGAGTCCGCACAGCGGGTTCAGGAGGATATGAACTATCAGCTTATGGACGTTATGAAAGAGTATCGTCCGGAGCACGAGCGGATGCTATGGGGGTTGGGCCTGTCGGGTAACGCCTTCAAAAAAGTCTATTACGACCCTAGCTTGGAGCGTCAAGTCTCTGTATTTGTTCCCGCAGAAGATATCGTTGTCCCTTACGGGGCTTCAGACCTAGAGTCCGCCGAGCGGGTCACACACGTGATGCGCAAGACCGAGAACGAGCTGCGCCGCTTGCAAGTCTCAGGCTTTTATAGAGACGTAGACCTCGGACCCCCGGACAATGTGCTTGATGAAGTAGAGAAGAAGATTGCCGAGAAGCTTGGGTTTAAGGCATCGACCGACACCCGCTATAAGATCCTTGAGATGCACGTCGAGCTTGACTTGGTGGGGCATGAGCACAGGGATGAGAACGGTGAGCTGACTGGCATAGCACTGCCCTACGTCGTGACTCTTGAGAAGGGGTCAAACACAGTACTGGCGATCCGCAGAAACTGGGAGCCTGATGACGAGACTTACAAGAAGCGCCAGCACTTCGTCCACTACGGCTACGTGCCGGGGTTTGGGTTCTATTACTTCGGTCTGATCCACCTCGTTGGGGCGTTTGCCAAGTCTGGTACTTCAATAATCCGCCAGTTGGTCGACGCTGGCACGCTGGCAAACTTGCCCGGTGGCTTTAAGGCTAGGGGTCTGCGGGTCAAGGGTGATGACACTCCCATCGCGCCGGGAGAGTTTAGGGACGTAGATGTCCCGTCAGGCTCTATTAAAGACAACCTGATGGCGCTGCCCTACAAGGAGCCGAGCCAGACTCTGTTCCAGTTGTTCCAGACCATCATTGAGGAAGGACGCAGGTTCGCTAATACGGCGGATCTCCAGATCTCTGATATGTCTGCTCAAGCCCCAGTGGGCACAACCTTGGCTATTTTGGAGAGAACCCTCAAGACAATGAGCGCGGTTCAGGCTCGGGTCCACTACTCCATGAAGCAGGAGCTTGGGCTTCTTAAAGAAATTATTGCTGCCTATACCCCCGACGAGTACTCGTACGAGCCGATTGAGGGCAACCGCAGGGCGAAAAAATCAGACTATGACGATGTTGACGTTATCCCAGTCTCGGATCCCAACGCCTCTACGATGGCACAGAAAATCGTGCAGTATCAGGCGGTCTTGCAGTTGGCACAGACGAGTCCACAGTTGTATAACCTACCGCTTCTACATCGTCAGATGCTAGAGGTACTCAATATTAAGGACGCCGAGAAGCTCGTCCCGATGCCTGAAGACCAGAAGCCGGAAGATCCTGTGACTGAGAATCAGAGCATCCTGATGGGTAAACCCGTCAAGGCCTTTGAGTATCAGGACCACAAAGCTCACATTACTGTCCACATGTCAGCCATGCAGGACCCCAAGATCCTCCAGTTGTTGCAGGGCAATCCGATGGCCCAGCAGATGCAAGCTGCCATGATGAACCACATCAACGAGCACTTGGGTATGGAGTACCGCAAACAGATCGAACTCCAGCTTGGCTTTAACTTGCCGGCTAATAAGGATGAGACTGGGGAAGATATCCACATTAATCCTGAAGTCGAGGCCCGTCTGGCTCCGATGTTGGCCCAAGCCGCACAACGGCTACTCCAGCAGAATCAGGCAGAAATGGCGCAACAAGCAGCGCAGCAGGCCCAACAAGATCCGATTGTGCAGATGCAACAACAAGAGCTGGCAATTAAGCAGGCTGAGCAACAGCGTAAGGCTATGAAGGATCAGACGGATGCCCAGTTGAAGGCAAAACAACAGCAAATTGAGGCCGGTCGGATCATGTCCCAGATGGAGATGGAGAAACTGAAACTAGCGGCTGATAAACAGATGGAAGCGCTACGAGTCGCAGCCGAGATGCGGGACGGGCGTGAGAAAGAGGTAATGAAAATTGGTGCTGATGTAATGAAGCAACTGTCCTCGCAGGCTCATCAAAAAGAGATTCAGCAGGGCAAAAAACCGACAAAAGGGGAATAAATGGACGCGTTTGACGTAATCGTTCAACAAATCGACGACAAGGTTACGCAGCTCAAGGACTACCTGTCAGAGGGGCGGTCTGAGAACTTTGAGGAATACAAGAAAACTTGTGGTGAGATAAAGGGTCTGCTTATTGCGAGAGGGTACACATTAGACCTAAAACAGCGAATGGAGAACTCTGATGAGTGAAATCCTTATCGGTACAAATCCCGATAATCCGGAAATAGTAGGAGCAGTTAATTTTGAAGCAACAGCTGAAGAGAAAGCCAAACAGCTTCCTAAGCCGTCTGGATACCACATCTTGTGTGCTATTCCAGAAGTGGAAAAAGAGTTCGACAGCGGTATCGTCAAAGCGGACACCACAATCCACTACGAAGAACTTCTAACCACGGTACTTTGGGTAATGGAACTAGGTCCAGACTGCTATAAGGACACCTCCCGGTTTCCAAGCGGACCTTGGTGCAAAAAAGGCGACTTTGTACTAGTTAGACCTAACTCTGGCTCCCGTCTTTTGATTCATGGGCGTGAGTTCAGGCTTATTAACGACGACTCGGTCGAGGCGGTTGTAGATGACCCTCGCGGTATTAAACGTAAATAACAGGAGCACAAAATGCCTGAAAACAATTTGGAAGAATTTAAATTTCCAGACGAGAAAGAGCCACAAACGGAGGCTTCCTCTGAGGAGTTTGAAATTGAAATTGAGGATGACACCCCACCAGAAGATCGGGGCCGTGAACCTTTGCCTAAACCTTTGGTAGAAGAACTAGAGCAGGACGAGCTAGATGGCTACGACGAAGGAGTTAAGCAAAAGCTCAAGCAGATGCGTAAGGTTTGGCATGACGAGCGTCGGGAGAAAGAGCGCGCTGCTCGGGAGCAGCAAGAGGCTCTGACCCTAGCTCAGAAGCTGATGGAAGAGAACAAGCGGTTTAAGAACATTATTGAGACTGGCAGTAAGGAATATGCCAATACCCTCCAAACCGCCGCCAGCCTCCAGCTCGAAATGGCTAAGCAGAAGTACAAGGACGCTTACGATTCCGGGGATACCGACCGGATTATGGATGCCAACCAAGAGCTTCAAACCGCCAACCTTCGGCTAATGCAGGCTCAGAACTTTAAACCCCCCTCTTTACAAGAGGAAAACTTTGTAGTACAAAACCAGCAAGAGACTCAAGTTTCACGTTCAACTAACCCATTATTGGACACGTGGCTACAAAAAAACACGTGGTATGGGCCGGACGATGAGATGACAGCAACAGCCTTGGGAATCCATAAAAAGATCGAAAGATCTGGCGATGTTGCGGTGGGGTCTGAAAAATATTTTGCCATTTTGGACAAGACAATGCGCAAAAGGTATCCCGAACATTTCGATGTAGAGGAGACTGAAACAAAGGCAAGACCTGAGACTCGCTCAAAACCGAGTACGGTGGTAGCCCCAGCAGTACGCAGCACAGCTTCTAACAAGATAAAGCTGAAAGCGAGCCAAGTTAATTTGGCTAAAAAATTGGGATTAACACCTGAACAGTACGCCCTTGAACTACGCAGATTGGAGTCACAAAATGGCTGAGCAAAACAGAATTAAGCGAGAACTAGATTCCCGAGCATTAACAGAGCGTCCCAAGCAGTGGATGCCGCCTGAATTGCTCCCCGAGCCTGACAAGCAAGCTGGGTATGAGTATCGCTGGATTAGGGTTTCTATGTTGGGTAAAGAAGATGGGCGCAACGTCTCGACAAAGCTCCGAGAAGGTTGGGAACCCGTCAAACTCGAAGAACAACCCCAATTCCAACTGCTGACTGATTCAAATACTCGCTTCAAAGACGGTATTGAGATCGGTGGATTGTTGCTCTGCAAAACTCCTGCTGAGTTTGTCCAGCAGCGTAATAACTATTACGCCAAGCAAACATCGGCTCAAACGGAGGCTGTGGACAATAACTTAATGCGCCAAAGCGACCCGAGGATGCCAATCTTCAAAGAGCGGAAGTCTTCGACAAGTTTTGGTAACGGAACTTAATTTTTAGGAGTTTAACATGGCTTATCCTACGGTATCAGCCCCATATGGACTAAAGCCCGTCAATCTAATTGGCGGACAAGTCTATGCGGGACAGACTCGCCTGATGGAAATTGCAAGTGGCTA